CCCAAGCCTTCCATTCCTTTTCCGGTTGCCAGGGTTTGGCCCAGCATCTTGGAGAAGTTGATGGTCATGCTTTCCGCAGCCTGTTCGATAGCCTGCTCTACAGATGCACCAAAACTCTGCGCGGCCTCTTCAGCAGTCCTAAAACCTTCTGCAATGTCGCCCAGGTCTTGTGTAGTTCCTTGAAGCTCTTTATTGTTTAGAGCTGGAATAGCAATTTGTTGAGCTTCAATACGAGGAGTGACTGTAGGCGCTACTTGCTGCCCTTGCATGAGCGCCTTGAGTTCCTTCGCGCGCTCTACATCGCCAAGCCGTTGGGCGGCTATAGCCGCATCGCGGTAGGCGTCTGCTGTCTGCTCGATACGCGTGTTGAGGTCGCCGGTGATTTTGTATTCCGCATCGATGTCCTCCAGTCGATTTTGGAGGATATCATCATATGTTTTGGCTGCAGTTGCAAGCAGGTCAAGCGTATCAATTTGCCCCTGCGTCGCTGTAGTATTGTCTCGCTGGGATGTGGTGTTATCCTGCAGTGTCTTTGTATCGCGGATGCGCTGCTGCTCCTGCTTGCTCGCCGTTTGGTATACCTTCTGCGCAGCCAGCTGCTGGCGCTCTAGCTCCTTCACCAGCTTACTCGTCTCCGCTAATTGCGAGATAGTGCGGTCGGTAACTACCGCACCCTGCGCATCAGCTGCACGCCGCAGGTTGTCGTATTTGACACGAGCGTCTCGCAGTTCACCGTTTAAGCGGGTCAACTCCTTGGCGGCCTCGTCCATGGCTGAGCGGCCGGACTTCCCTGCGACGACGTTGTCGAAATCCTCCTTCGCCTGGCGGGCTTTGTCCGTCTCGCTCTTGTACAGAACCATTGCGCCAACCAACACCGCTACAGCTGCTGCCGCCGCGACGTAGGGGTTGGCGAGGACAGACAGGTTGAGCCCAAGCTGCGCGGTCTTGGCCGCCAGCAGCGCGCCTTTGATGGTGGTGTAGGCGTTGATGAGGCCGGCCACTGCGATAAGGGTGGGGCCGAGCACGGCCAGCAGACCGCCGATGACGAGCACCGTCGTCTTTGTCTCGTCGCTCCATCCTTTGATGCTGTCCACCACCTGACGGACGAAACCGACAAACGGCTTGAGCGCGTCGTTGATGATGGCGCCGAAGTCCTCGGACAGGTTGCCTACCTCGTTAGCAAGCTGCGTGTAGGGGTCGACGTTGGCCGCGGCCTCCGCCGCTCCCCCGAACTGGGTCTCCAGCTCGCCGAGGATGATGGACTGCGCACCGGCTACGTCGCCGCTTTCCGCAAGCGTGGTGATGAGTTCCTTCTGCTGCGCGGTGAACTGCACCCCGGCGCGGCCGAGGGCCGTCACACCTTTGATAGGGTCGTTCAGCGCCTTGCCTACCTGGACCGACGCGCTCGTCAGGTCGGTGCCCAGGCGGGTCGACAGGTTGAGGATGGCTACCTGCGCCTTGTCGAACTGCGTGCCGGTGACGTTGGTGAAGGTGAGCAGGTTGGCCGTGACCTCCTTGAGGATTTGGTCGTCGTCGTACAGGCTGATGCGCTGCAGGCCCGCGGCCATCTCCTCCAGCTGTGCCACGCTCCGGCCGGCCGCGCCTCCGGTCGACTGTACGGCGGCTTCCACCTGTGCAATGGCCTTGGCGCTGTCCACCGCATTCTTTGTGGCGATGGCTCCAAAGGCGGCGATGGGTGCGGTGAGGCCGATGGACAGGGACTTGCCCAAGTCGTTCATCTTGCCCGCCGTGTCGCGCAGCCGTTTCGTGGCGCCGTCAAGAGCTTTGTCCAGCTCTTTCGTGTTGGCGCCAAATATGATATTTAGGATTGCGTCTTTAGCCATCTTTCCTGTTCAGTGCTTGGCTCATCTTGTCGAAGAGCTGGTTGTGCTTGGCTGTGATCTTGGGCGCGGCTGACTTCTTGCGAGACGATGAGTATGGATTGAAGTCCGTCCACTCGTATGCGCGTGAATTCTTTGCTCGGTGGATATTCGCCAGCATTGCCATGACGGCGCTGGTGTGCATCCACTGGAGCTCGTCTCTGAATTCATAGGAGCGCAGAAGTATCATTACCTCTCCGAAGGTACAGCTCCAGAAAGTAGAAGGGTCGTTGCCGCGCTCAAGCCAAGCGACGTACAACGACCTCATGTCGAACGGCTCACCCTTGCCGCTCTCTCCGCTTACTTTTTTTTTGTGTCCAGCTGCAGGGCGGTGAGCACGTCTTTGCTCACGTCGTCCCAGCTGACCGAACCGAAGAGCGCCGCGAACTTGGGGAAGTTCAGCGGCAGCTCTCGGTCGGAAAGGATGGCCTGCGTCCTGACTCCTGCCCAAACCAGCTTCGGGAGGTTTGCCAGGGCTTTCTGCTCCAAGAGTTCCTGCAACTGGTCCAGCTGTGCGCCTTCCTCTTCGAGGAAAAGGTTGAGTGCGTAGAGGTTGAGACAGACGTCCACCGTGAGGTCGTCCGTCAATTGCAGCGAGAACTTGCCTTGGAGCTTGTTAGCCATTACGTGTTCAGGTTAAAGTCCGCAAAGTTGGTGTCGAGAATAGCCTTGTATATCGTGCCGTCGCCTTCAAAGTTAACAGAGAAAGAGGCCACTTCGTTCAACCCAGCCGTTTCTTCGTAGCTGGTGATGTACGCCTTGCCCCAGTACATGAGGTCGCCGTCAAGACCGGTGGTCCATGCGACCTTCACCTTGGTCTTGGCTTTCCACAGGGTGAAGAGGTCGGCCGCGCTGCGGACAGTGCTGCTCAAGCCGTACTCCACGAGGCCGTCGGCGGTCATGGTCCACGACAGCGAAGAGGTCAGGATTTCGCGCTCGCCGTCGTTGTCTTTGGTCGTCGCGTCGATGACTTCCATAGAGCCGCTAAAGGTGCCGGAGGTAGCGCAGGCTACAATCTCCCAGGTGTCATTCTCGGCAGAGGTGACGTCGCCGTAAGTTCCTCCGCTGAAGGTGCCGCTGTTGGCGCTTTCGTTGGAGATGAAGATGCCGATCGCGTTGGACCGGATTTTGCCAGTGGTTGCCATTAGGTGGTCGTGTTAAAGGGTTTTAGTTGGGAAAGTTCGGGAAAGTCGCCGACTACCTCCGTGGGAGGGAAGCGGTCGGGCTTGTTGGCGAAGCCGCGGAAGGTGTTGATGTTCACTTCGCTCTTGATGTCCACAATCATAGGGGTCTCGCTCTTGAGCAGGAAGGTCAGCTGGTCGGTGCAGCGGCTGATGTTGGTGCGGAAGCAGGCGTCAAGGCCGCTCATCAGCTCGTACTCGTAGCAGTGGCCTCGGTGCTTTTGGCAGGCTTCCACCAGTTTCCTCGAGGTGCAGCGTCCGACGTTGGACTGGCCGCGCCCGCTGAAGAGGTGCGTCTGCCCGGTCTTACTATCCACGATGTAGAAGGCGGCGTGTGCCACCCACGCTCGCCCGGCCTTTAGCTCCTTGGCCATCTTCTCTGCCCAGTCGTTGCGCAGGATATTGTCCGAGCAGTACTCCATCAGGTAGTCGAACTGCATGTGGCGCAGCATGTAGCGCAGGCCCATCTCGAACTTGCGCCCGACGGGGTGGTTGCCTACCTCGTAGTGGATGTAGTTGCGCTTCTTGCATACCGCCGCAAGGCCGGGGTCGTCGCCGATGACGCATACCTCCATCTCGATGCCATGCTCGAGGAACTGGCCGCGTACGCGGTCGAGCGCGTCCATGGCGATGTTGCGGATGCGCGGCCGCTTGTAGACCGGGAAGTGGACGGCAATCTTCATTTGCTCTTGCGTTGGGTGATGTACCACTGTCCGCCGATGCAGTGCACGGTGATGCCGTCGTAGTGGCGGTCCATCGATGCCGATGCGTCACCGTCAATGGTCACCGTGGTGTCTGCAGCTGCTGGTCGTAGGGTCAGGGTCCGCTGGTTCGAGAGGTGGCTGCCGGTCTTGATACGCACCTCACGCCCTTCGTTGGTAGCTACGGCCGGTAGGCGCAGGGTGGACGAAGCTGAGCCGGAGCCGCTGGCGTAGTTGCAAAAGATGAGGTGGTCGTCGCTGGCCACTGTGAAGGTGGTGCCGTTGGTCAGGGTGATGAGGCGCGGGTTGCTGTACACCGCCCCGTAGATGTTGAGGTCGGTGGTAGCTGCCCACGTCGAGCTGCTGCTGTTGTATTCGAGGCGACTGTATGCTCCCGGGCTGGTGGCGTTCACATCATAGACGTCGTCGAGGTACAGCTCGCCGAGGTCGGCAAGGGCGGACGGGACGGTGACGTTGTCGCGGATGACGCGCACGTCGTACGTCTGCGTCAGCGTAAAGAGGTCGATGGCCTCAAAGACGTCGGTAGCCTGGTTGGTCAGCCGGATTTCTGCGATGGTATTTCCGCCGTAGCCGTCCAGCGCGGCACGTACCAGCACCGCCAAGGCGTTGGCGTCTTTGGGCTTATCCTCGATGATAGTCACCTGCACGGTGTTCGTGTCCATCGTGCTGGTGCTGTCGTGCGTGTCGGCAGGGTCGGTGCTGATTTGCTGCACCACGATGGCCGGGATGGTCCCACCTTCGAGCCGAGACAGCGGGTAGATGCGGTCGGTGGTGGTGATGGCCGTGACGTTGGCGTCTGCCTTGAGGATGTCGATGACGAGGTTAATCATGCGAAGCCTTTTTTGCGCTTGTAGCGGTCTATGATTTTGACGGCGTCCCGGTTGAAACGCTCCACCGCCACGTCGCCCTTGCTGTCGAGCACCTCCTGGTAGATGTCGTGTCCGCCAAAGCCTGGGTGCTTAATCTTCTGAATGCGGTGGATGTAGCCGCTGCGCTCGTTTCGCACCATGAAGCCCCCCTTGCCGGTCATGCGGCGGCCGTCTCTTTCGCCGTACTTCTTCGGCCGTGGCTTGGCCCCTACCGCACGGCCCAAGCCCCCGGTCCTCACCTGCGGCGCGCTGCCCTTTTGGATGAGGTGATTGTATTTGACGGGTGCGAAGGTGGTGGGCGATGGCGCATCCATGAACGTGGTGACCGGCCGCACGCTGAAGCGCTTGTTGGCTGTCTTGAGCACCACGTAGGGTGAGTAGCGCTTGACGTTACCGCGCACGACGTGCTGCGACTTTGACCACGATCCAGAGCCGCCGAGCTGCTTGCCGAGTCGCTTGGCCTCGTTGCGCAGGACGGAAGCCGCGTTCACCTGGGCCGTAGCTACGGCGCCGCTCTTCAGCTCCAGCGGCAGCTCCTTGAGCGCCTGCTCGATGGCTTTGATGCTGGCCGCATCCACGCGCACGTTGAAGCC